AACGGCTGGGCATATGCGAGGATGCCGTCAGGGTTGCAGCTTGGACCGCGCGGGACAGGCACGGGCGCAAGGTCAAGTGGAAACGCAGGGAGAAGGTGGAATGAAAGCCCAACATATCGTTAACATTAGCGGCGGCAAGGATAGTGCAGCCTGCGCACTATTGGCCGCAGATCGTGGCAAGGAATTTCGCCTTGTCATGGCTGATACCGGGAACGAAAGCCCTATAACTGTGGAGTATGCGCACAAGGTAGCCGACTTTGTAGGCAAACCGCTTGAAATTGCACGGGCTGACTTCACAGATCGGCTTGCTGGAAAGCGTGATTTTGTCGCGCGCGTATGGCCGACACACGGTGTTCCGCAAGATCGAGTTGACCGCGCGCTCGCGATTTTGGTGCCTACCGGAAACCCCTTTGTTGACCTTTGTTTGTGGAAAGGACGCTTCCCAAGCAGAAAAGCGCAGTTCTGCACCGAATTTTTGAAATCGGAAGCCGTCTGGAATAGCATTGTCGAACCCGCTCTGGAAGTATCGCATGTTATCCAATGGCTTGGTGTTAGGCGCGATGAGAGCCTGAACCGCAGAAATGCGCCAATGTTTCAGCGTGTCAGGCAGCCAAAGTCTTCTCATGACATGATGCTTTACCGACCAATAATCCATTGGACGGCGCAGAATGTTTTCAGTTTTGCAGCATCGCGCGGCCTGCCGCCTAACCCGCTCTATCTGCAAGGCATGGGCCGAGTGGGGTGTTTCCCCTGCATCAACGCCAACAAGGGCGAACTGCGCGCGATAGGTCTGCGCTTCCCGGAGGCGTTCGATAAGATCGCGGAATGGGAATGTCTTGTTGCAGAAGCAAGCAAGCGTGGGAATGCAACGTTTTTTGCGCCTGACGTGACACCGGAAGGGGCGGCGCTTGGCAAGATGATTAAAGCCATTCCAGACCATGAAGAGCGCCGCTTGGCATCCACCGCAGCCACATGGCCAAACGCCCGCGCCGTGGCCGAATGGGCGCGCACGGACCGGGGCGGAAAGCAGTTCAACTTGCTGGAATACACATTCGCAGCCGACGAGGGGCTTTCTTGCTCGTCGCAATATGGATTGTGCGAATGAAAGTCTCCGAAGCCGCATTCTCGCGCATGTGGAATGACAAAAGCCTGACGCTGGCAGAGATCGGGCAGCGGCTTGGCGGGGTGCAATATGCCACCGTGTCAGCCCGTGCGCGGCGCCGTGGATTGCCGCCTCGACTGACAGGGCCAGCGCCAGCAATTCAGGATGATGCCGCGTTTTGCCAGATGTGGCGGGATGGCGTGTCAGGGCCAAAAATCGCGGCGCACTTCGGCGTTCACGTCAACACCGTGGACAGGCATGTGAGGCGGTTAGGGTTGGTGAGGAGGAGGTAATGTAAAGGCCCGGAGTGATCCGGGCCTTCTTTCTTACATCGGCGGCGCGTCATCATCTGGCGGCATATTCATCGCGTCTGCATCCGCCGCGATTTTCTTCAACTCCTCCATATGCTGTTGCGCTATCGGCCTGCACAGCTTGCCTTGATCGGTATTCCACCATGCCGTGAACGCCAGTTTTCCGCGCCCGGCGGCGGCTTTGGCTTGGTCAAGTGCGTCATTCGGCGGCTCTGGTTGCTGCGTTGTCGCGGGTTCGGCAATGGCAAGCGGCTTGATCTTGGCAGGCGCACGGTTTGCCTTGCTCATGGTCAGCATGAGCGTCACTTCCCGATCAATATGACTGGCATGGCTGATACGAATGCCGCCAACCTCCATCCCGCCCCATTTGACCTTTGCGTCTCGGTATAGCGTCAGACTGCGGCCAACATATAGGTTGGCATCTGCGCCCCAAAGCGAGACCATGACGCGCGCCATGGATTTGCACGGCCTGTAGACCTTGCTCATCCCATGAATGCCCATGCTTACCGGCTGCTCTTGCCCAGGCGTGATCTTGACGCTGGTGATAGTTACGGTCATAGGACCGCCGATTAGGTCATCTGCGTTTATCTGGTCGCTTTTCGGCTGGATTACTGCGCTCATGTCCATCGCCATCACACATACATCTCCTGTTCAATTTCCCGTTCTGTCGGAATGAGGCGCATGTCGCTCATGATCCGATCATGCCACGACGCAAGCGCGCGTGATACCTGCGCCTCAAAATCTGCCGCAGCTTCCAGAATAGCGGCCTGCACCACTGGGTCAGGCATAACGCGCATCGTGACCATAGGAAGACCGCCGCTGTAGCTGATAAAGTCCAGCCATTTGCGTTCTGTCACAAGCAGCGCAGTTTGCACTTGCAGCAAGTAATCATCAGGGCATGTTCCGGCCAAGATGGTTTCAATCTGGTATTTCTGACGTCTGGATTTGATCTCCAACATGCCATCGTCACCGACAAGCGCGTCAGGGCTGCATCCGATGGTAAACCCCCACTTGTCATTCGTGACAAAACCTACTTCGGTCACATCGTCATAGTTGCGCGCGTAAAGATCGCGCGCCTTGATCTCGTCGGCCATGCCCCGCAGCATGTCGTCACCGATGAATGTGGGTTCCACATATTGCGTGATCCGCTGCGCCGCCAACTCGAACACATGCGCGCGCGTCTTGTCGTTCTTGGCGATCTTGAGTGTCGGCGTCAAAACAAGCTTCATCTCGCTTGCCGTCAAAAGTCCGCATCGTGCAGCAAGCCATTCCTCGCTGCCTTGCGTTAGATCGTTGTGATAGGTGATCGTCATGGTTACATCCTGACAGTGGTGTGAGGGATAAGGCCGGAAATCAAGGCTTCTGCGATGGCTTCCGGGGTAGCGCGTCCTGCCATACTGCGAAGGGATGCAGCAATGTCAGACGCAATCTTGGCTCGGTGTGCCGCGTCCGCTTCGCGCTTGGCGCGGGCATCATCGGCGGCTTTCTGTTCCGCCGCTATCCTGTCGCGCTCACGCTGCGCCGCCGCTTCTTCGCGTTCCTTGGCTTCGGCAATCTCGCGGGCATGGCGCGCGGATACTTCGGTAGCCAAGCGTTCCGCCTCGGCCTTGGCGTCTGCCAAGGCTTTCTCTGCCGCAGCTTCGGCATCAGCCTTGGCCTTCTCGGCGGCGGCGAGTTTGTCGGCCTCGATCCGAGCCGCCAGATCAGCAGCTGCTTTTTCTGCTGCAACCCGTTGACGTTCTGCTTCATCCGCAGCGGCCCTGGCAAGTGCTTCGGCTTCCGCTTCGGCACGTTCCTCGGCTTCCTTGGCTTCACGTTCCGCCTTCTCGGCCCGCAGCGCCTCAAGTTCTGCCGCCTGATCTTCGCGCAGTTTGGCCAGTTGATACAGCGACCGCAGCGCGACAAGCGTTGCATCGCGCGCACCGTTGGCCTGATCCGCGAACTCTCCGAAGTCAGGGCCGACCGGCACCGCCTTCATGGCCTCGGCCTTGGCGCGAATTTCCGCAGAGGTTTCCTCCCCTGTCATGCCGTGATGGATGAAGCCATGGATTGCGGCTTTGCACGCAGCTATGCGCCGATCCTCAGCCGCCTCCCAGTCCGTCAGCGGCTTGCGGCACTCGTCCCGCAGCGCGTCCAGCGTGTCGCGCACCTTCTTGCGCGCGGCATCAACCGCAGCGATCTGCTTCTTCGCATCCTCGGTAAGCGCCTTGCCAGCGTCATCAAGTGCCACCTTGGATTTGGAAACCTTGTGCGCCAGTGACGCGATGGCATCGCGGCCCTTCTTCGTGGTCAGGTCTGGCGCATGGGCGCGGACCTCACGCTGGATGCGGTCAATGATCGGATCAACGCCGTCCTTGGTGCGGAATACCGCCTCAAGTGCCGATCCTTGCGGGATTGCCATTGCCGTTCCCGTGGTGTCTTCCATGTTTTCCCTCACTACATCTTGCGGACTGACCCGCGTTGCGCTAATCTGTGTTGACACTACAATGTAATTACAGGCCGCGCAATGAGAAAATCAGAACTCCTACAGGTCCGAGTATCACCGGAAGACAAGGTTGCATTCCGCGCGGCGCAAAGCCATGGCGGGTGGGTGAGCCTGTCGGATATGGTCAGGGCTATGGTAGCGCAATACGCAGCGCGTCATCAGGGCACCGCGCCACACCAGCCCGCCCACCTTGACGACGCACCGCAGCTATAAACGCTTCCTGCGCCGGGCTTACACGGCCCGCCGCAGTCTTTACCTCAATGGCAAGAAAAACTCCATCGGCACAAATGCCGATCAGGTCGCTTGATCCCGTGCCAAGTCCATAACGGATCGGCCTTCCGTCACGGTCTGGCAAAACACCGACATTGTTGCGAAACACCAAGCATCCGGCCTTTGATAGCGCCACCATGCAGGCATTCATGATGTTAGTCTCTGCCGTCGCCATGAATATCCACCTCTCGCTTTGCAACGACGATCACGCTGCCATCTTTGCGGCCTAGCGTGGCGTCGTCTTTGGTTAACATCGTGCGCTTGATCCACTCGCGCGCCGCCTGCACCGCCGCATCATCGTCAGGGGTGCAGGCGTATAGGACGGTGCCTGGGGTCAT